AAGAGAGGCAATGTAAAACATCACCCCTCAATTATTTAATTTGCCGATCTCAATATAGGCTCGCTAGCCTTTGAAGCAAGATTTTGTGCTGTTGACATTCCGATGCCTTTAGCGAATTTAGTCATTGCATCTTCAGAAGTAACTAATTCTTCGAACAATTGAGCATATGCTTCTGAATTAGAGAAGTTATCTCTCATTTCTTTGTTCTTTATAAAAGTCCTACCATCTGGAGACTTTTGGCCATAAGATGTAAGAATAATGTCCTCAAATAAGTTCAACACTTCTGTTAGATTTCCGCTATCAACAATTTTCTTTATACCAGCTTCCCAACCTTGTTCTCCGAATCTAGCTGCAAATCTAGTTGCCTCTGGAACGGATAAGTGGAAGTAATAGTCGTCTTGTCTTTCTGTGCCGTTGAAATCAACGTAACTAATAGTCTTTTTAATCATTATATCATTCTCCTAAAATATTTGTAATTTATAATTGCAGGCTCCATAACTGCATTAATTATTACCATCTAAAGGTGGAAGAATTATACCAGTTATTTTAAGTAGCTCATCTATGCTTGGCATCTTAGGTTCCCCTGTTTCACCATAAACACTATCTTTAATTTTCTTAACATCTTCTGATTTAAGTTTAGTGCAGTCTATACAAACATACGCAGTTTTCTTAAATCCTCTGTGTTGCAAGTTTTCAGATACTTCTGCAGGTGTTGTTGAGAATTCCCAAGAGAATTCAATTGCTTCTGGGTCTTCATTAACTGTAGAATAGTCTCTTGATGATGGTGCTACTTTAGCTTCATAGATAAAGTGCATTTTTTCGCCATAATCAATACCTTCAGTATCGTTACCTACAATAGTAGAATATACAAGTCCGAAAGGCTTTCTAGATTGTTGTCCTAAATAAATACCTGGTACTAATGCTTTAGATCCATCGCATGCTGCAAACTCTTCAGGATATGTGTATGCTGAGATACTTCCTTTAAAGTTTTCTGCTGATGTCATAGAAATATACTTGTTATTGTTTGCATAAATTGGTTTAGATTCAGCTCCATCTGGTGATTGTTTTACAGAAATAAGACCATTCCATGGAACACCTTTTTCGTACTTACCATCTGCTCCTAGTGGAAATAACACACCATGAGAGGTACCTGTTTCATAATATCTTTTACTTGATTCATCCCATTTAATTGCTGCCATAATTTACTCCTTTAAAAATAGATTTTAATTTTTGTATGATTTATGTTGTCTGCCACATAATGTTGAGTAACCTCACACATCGGAAAATATGCCCTAATTTCATCGCTAGTCTCATCAGTAACTTTGAACCCAATAAGAGTTAAGTCGTATCGCCTAGTAGCAAAATAAAACTTATCATTCGAATGGGTTGTATAGTCAGCACTTCGAGAATATACAATGCACGGGTATTTCATTCTTAAATTTTCCGGTGGTTGAAAATATACATTTGGGCAGAACTTCAATAGTTCATTGTGAAAATCAGTTCGTGTTTTCTTCATATGGACCTCCGATGTTTAATATAAGTCGAGGTCTCATTATCTCAACCGAATTAACAGACCAACGTATGCCGGCATACCATGCATAACGAATATACATGAAGTTTGCCAGCGCAAAAGCATCAGCCAGAACACTGATTCTTTGAGTAAGCTTTATGTTTTCATTAACTTTATTATCCGTATCCGAACGACTAGTAACGTTTAACATATCGCCTCTCAAGAATTTTTCTGTGACTACTGGCTCAAATACTCCCGGCTCTGTTTCTTCAGTCATAATATAACCGATTTTGCCAGCATACTTAGCCATGATTACTAACCTCTACTATTTGTTTCAGATCCTGCTGGTTTAGGTGATGTTCCTTTTTTGCTAAGAACGATAGCAGATTTAGGAGCTCTTAATGCACCTGATAATCTTGTTTCAATCAAATATTTATACTTGTTGAAGTCGATATCGAAATCGTTGAATGATGTTAATTGGCCACCTTTTGTAGAACCAACTGCATAGTCTGCAAGGTTAACAATAATAGCAGTACCTTTACCCTTTAAGAATGAAGTTTCAACTATTGAGCTAACACCCATTTGCATAGCTAATTCTTGGTTAGTTGCAATATGGCCATTTAACCATCTACCATCAGTTCCTTTTAATAACTTAATATCAGCTAGTAATATAGGGTCGATGAACATTTTTGGTCCACCAGTTCCTTGGTATTCTGGCATGATCTTAATAACTGATTCAACAAATTTCTCAGCTGATTCATAATCTCCTTTGATAGAATATACTTCATCATCGGATACTATAGGTCTGATCTTTTGCTCATCAATCTTGAATTCAGAACCTATTTCTCTTCCATCCCCAATAAGGATACATCTAGCAAGTTCCATTTCAAGTAATATTCTCATTTCAGCATTAAGTTGAGCAACTACATCGAAATCAGTAATCTCAATAATATCATCTCTATCAAGCTTTTGTTTCTTGTAGATAGTTGTAGGATATGTTTCTCTCTTAAGAACTTTGATTACTTCGTCAACTTTTCTTGTACCTTTTACATAGCCTTTAGCTCTTTGTTTTTCATCTTCAACATCGATATCGAAATATCTTGTCTTAATCTTAGAAAATGGAACTTTTGTAACACCGTCAATAATTGTTTTGAACGCTGTGTTTTGGTCCATTAAGAACTTTGGTGTTGTGTCTAGTTCATGTACTTCTGGGAATAAGTATTCTATATTTGAGATACCGTAATCAGTACCTGCTTTTTGTGTAGCTTCATCATAACCAGCTTGCAATAAGTAGTCTTTAAAAGAATCTACTTTACCAGTAATTGCTCCATTAAGGATTTCTGCTTGGTCTGAGTGTGTTAATATTTCACCTTGGTCTTTTAAACCATCAAAGATATTGTGTTTCACTGAGTCATCCCCCTCATCATAATCTTCTTCTTCGTCTTCGTCTTTTTCTTCTTCTTCATCATCATCTTCAACGCCATAAATTTCTGATAGCGCATCAAGTTCTTCTTCGTCTAAACTGTCTACAAACTCATTGAATTCATCATCGCTCATTGAGTCTAACGCTTCGACTAATTCGTTAGCATCTACTGTTTGTTCAGTATCAGTTTCATGCATACTTTGGTCCTCCATAATTTGGTTTTCATCACTTTCTTCTTTTGGAATATCATCTGATGAATGTATCAACTGAGCAGTATAGATTAGGCCTTTCTCAGTATCACCATCGTCAGAATGCGACATAACAGTATCTATAGTTGCACCTGGATTAGCTCCTGCTAGTACAAGACTAACTTCATAGATTTCGCCATGTACAACATCATTACCTTGTCGCTTTATCTTCCTAGCTCCAATTGACATTGATGCGATGTCTCCATGTCGCACCATCTCTTTCGCATTTTGGGCTTCTTCAGTGTCATTGAAGTAGCCGTAGCCATAAGTTCCTAGATCTGTCTGTTGCAAAATTACGTGACCTAAAACATTGTTAGGACTATTGTAATCATGGTTCCAGACTAGAGGAACTTTAGTGCCATGAGACTTCATAAATGCGTTTTGTTTGATTGTGACTCCATCTGAGCATAATATATCGTTCTTTGTGACATACCCAGCAAAGTCGTAATTCTTACCGTGCATTATTCCTCCTTGTTACTCACAGAATTGTAACCATTTTGATTGTCGCGAGTGTGTTCACCTTCTCCTCGAGTAGCCGAACCAACTTGTTTCTTTGGAGCAATGTTAGGGTTATCAAGTTTATCAGCTTTAGCATCATTTGAACGCTTCATGCCAATAATCTTTCTAATCTCATTAGATGTTGCAATCTCATTCCTACGCATTGTATCACCTAAGCTAATAAGTTGCTCAGCAGATACAAACTTAAGTGTATCCCTATAGGTTTCAATTGCTTGCCCCTGTGTTCGTGCTGTCTTGGTTAGGAACTTACGCTCTAGTTCTTGCACAATGAAAGCTATAATAGGATCAATTGTTCTATTATAATAACTTCTTAGTTGCGCTTCTGTGGCCGTTCCATCAAAAATCGCCTGTGTTAGTCCTAACTGGTTGTAGAACTCGGCTTTTAATTTATCTATACTCTCAGCTATTTGAGAGTTTGATGGTCTGTTAAGTTGTGTGATTCTCTCAGTGGCATCTATGTAAGCGATACCATTATTACCCACACTTAATTGATCGTCTATATCTTTTATTCTCTTCTTAGCATTTTCTTTTTGTACATCTGTACGAATGGACTGTGGTGTCTGTAATATAATGTCTAAACGATTCACTGCATAAGCATTATCAGAGCTATCTAATATAGCCATCTTCCTCAATAATCTTTGTAAGGTTGAGTTTGGCTCATTAATAACATAATATAAAGGACTCTCAATAATCGCTACAGCTTTCTTTGGTAGCCAAATTTGTTTGTATCTACCTTCATGTTCATCGTAGACATTGACTTGCACGCTGTTATTTGTCCATCCAATAATCTTTGCTACACGCATACTAAGTACATCAAATGATCCAGATACTTTAGGATTAATAGTTGTGTCTATTGGAACGACGGCAATGCAGCCCTCATCCAACAATGAAAATACCACATCATGCAAAAATGCAATTGAGGTTTGATCTGAATTAGCTTCACGAGTTAAACAGTATTGTAATCCGCTATCTAAGACAGTTAAGTCATCATTGCTTTTATCAATTTTTACATGATTGAATTGCGTCATTGCTACGTCTATTGCGATCCTGGTAAATATAGCACTTGAGAACCTAGATTGGTTTGCTTTATAGATTCTTGGTCGCATGCTAGTGTTACTGTATATCGTTGTGTCATTTGCTGGAGGAGAATATGAGTTATCACCCTTGAATGCATTCCAGGCATGTAATAACCTATCTTTAAAATTCATTATTCAAAAGCCTCCTGGTTTCTAGTATATGCAACCCATGCATCCATAAGGGCTGCAACATTGTCTATCTTTTCCATACTTCTCTTTTTCGAGAGTTTCATGTTACCGTTGGTGTCTTCTATAATCGTTGCGTTACCCATAGCAAACTTCATAAGCTCTTCATCAAAGAATAGCATACGCTCACTTGCTAGGTTGCTGATCTCTCCTAAAGGAACAGACTCAGTTTTATAACCCTGTCTTACTACTTCCATACCATACTCACCATTCATGCTAGCCCATTTGTCACAGAAGAGTTTAGAGTTGTAAGGGTCAAAGCCCATTGTTAAAACTGTGTATCGGTGACCTAAAATATATTGATCGAGATCTTCAAATACTTCAAGCATGTCAAGGATTGGCTTGTCCATAATAACAAGCGTACCTTCAGCGACAAACTCTTGGTATTTAACTTGCATTGCCTTTGGCAACTTCCTAACTTTAACATCTGATACATAGGCTCGAGTCTTAACACCGAAGCCATGCCCTAATGGGAATAAAAATGTAAAGGCACAGAAGTCATCACCTTGCGACAAGTCGGCTCCCATTGCACAGATCATTCTATCGAAGTTTTGAGCTGGATGCAATAATGTAT